AATGGTAGTAGCTGAAAAATCTAACCTGTTCTTTGGAACTGACTTGATTTCAGATAGTACAAATATTACTTTGTTAGATATGGCACCTGTAACAGGAAGTTTGAATACTCGTTTAATCGCAAGATTTACAGGAGGTGTTCAAGTTGGAATTGGTGCAGACGTAGTATTTGTATCGTAATAATTAAATAAACGGAAGTGAGGGGGTAAAACCCTTCACTCCCTTAACCTAAAAAAAACAAACACAATGGCTTGTACAGCACTTACAAAGGGAAGGGGTTTATCTTGCTCTAGAATATCTGGGGGAATTTCGCAAATTTATTTCGCAGTTTACGACCAAGTAACATCTATACCACAAACAGCAGCAGAAGTAACTGATATTGAAATGGGAACTGATGTTCTTTATAGATACACTATGCCTTTAGGTGTAGCATCTGTAACTGACACAATAGTTGGTTCACGTGAAAACGGAACGGTGTATTTTACGCCAAGTTGTAGTATCGTTCTTAACAAACTAAGCAAGGAAGACCAAAATCAAATCAAACTTTTAGCAGCTACAAAAGTAATTATCTTTGCTCAATTAAATGAAAAACTTGCAAACGGACACGATGTTATCATTGCTTTAGGTACTGTAAACGGAATGGAACTTAATGCAGGAACTATGGACACAGGTGCAGCTTGGGGAGATAGAAACGGTTACACTTTAACTTTTGACGGAATGGAAGCACTTCCTTTCCCAATGGTTGCAGACTATACTTCTATTCCTTTTGACAATTCAGTATTTACAATGGGAACACCTGTTGAATCTTAAAATTTCTTATTTGTTTTCTTATAATCTTGAGAAGGGTGGCTTAATTGCTACCCTTTTTCTATTTAAAACAGTACATAACCAAATAAAACAACAACTTTTCTATTATATACTATGCTACAAGCAATATATCAAGAACCTATATATACATTTTACATTACAACTGAAGATAGACGGATTAATCGTTCTGTTCCTGTTGCTAATTTAAGATACTTATTTAAGTTTATTAATAATATGTCAGGAGCTGTTAAGTGGTCTTATGGACAGAATCAATCAGTTTATAATAGATATACAAAGATTGAGTTTTATCCAAATGATACAGTCGCTAAAGAGCCTGAAAATGAATATTTAGGGATAATTGATTTAACTCCAAATGGATATTGGAATTATGAGGTTTATGAATGTTCTAGTGAAACAGTAATATCAGTTTTGGATTTTTATAATGCACCATTAGATCCTTCACTTCCAAGTACAGCAGGAAGTTGGGTGGCTAAAAACCCTTCAGGAACTGTATTGGGAAGCAAGAATTTTGATACTACTTTAGTTTATTACAATGAAGAAGTTACAAATTTTGTTGCTGATGATCAACCTATAAATGTAAACACTTATGAATTATTAGATGAAACGGGGGCAGTATATATTTCACAACTTTTATGGGTTAAAACTGAACCATTTAGAGCAGAAGGACAGTTTGTTCGTTGGACAAATATAGTACAAACTGCAACGGGTACAGATTATTATTACGAATCTAATTGTCCTGTTGGTTCTTCATTTGGGTTTAGATATGATGCAGGAAGTAGTCCTGACTTTATGTATCACAATCTTACTACCTATCCTGAAACGGGTATGTTTTCCGTTCCACAAAACCCTAATTATACTACAAGTGCAAGTTTAGTTGTAGAAATATTAATTTATTCAAGTCCTAACGGTGCATCAGGGCAAGGAACAGTTCTTGGAATACCATTAATGATTAAACCTGTTACCAATCCAATAAGTGTATCTGATGGTATATCTTATCCTTTAGGTGTAAATAATCAAATGGATGGGGATGATAATCCAAATAATGGATGGTTTATGTTTCCAAGTCAATTTTTTGCTTTTCTAACAATTAATGGAGTAGTAGAACAGGGGAAACTTTATGTAGGGGAAATTGCAGGGGAAGAACAAGTACAGTATTTAGAAAGAGGTGGTCAGGTTACTACTTTAAATATCACAAATGGAGGAACGGGATATACAACAGCACCTACTTTGACAATAGTAGGAACAAACACAGGACAAGCAACAGCGACCTGTACTGTATTAGGAGGAGTGATAGATACGGTAACAATAACAAATTCAGGAAATGGATATACTACAACACCAATAGTAACATTATCATCAAGCGTAGGTTCAGCAGGTGTTATAATAGCAAGCATATTAGAAAATAATTATATATATAATCAATAAAAAAAAATTATGGCAATAGAAAACGTACAACAACTCTTAACAGAGCAATTAGGAAAGAATAGATGTGATGTTATCACGACAACAGCAATGAGTGCTAAAGACTATTATGCAGTTCACTTTGTAACTGAAAGTGTAATAGCTTCAATAGTGGCTTCTAATATACAAACAGGAGCAGGAAGTGCAGCAGCAAGTCTTCATACGACTATGGCAGCAGGAACTACTTTATTTCTTAATGTAACGGCAATAACTTTAACAAGTGGATTAGCAATTTGCTACTATGACCAAGTAATATAATGTTAGCTTTAAAACTTGGATTAAGTTTACCTTCTTCTAATAGCGGTGGTGGTACTTCTTCATTCTCTAATCTGTACTCTTTAGCATTTGATGGGGTTGATGACGTTCTAATAACTACAAAAGATAGTAGTATTATGCCTACAGATAATTTAACTATTGGGTGTTGGGTAAACCCTAGTACTTGGGCTTTTTCAGGAAGTTATCAAACCCGTTATCCTGTTGGGTGTGTATCAGGAGGTGGATGGGGTATTTTATTTTCCAATAATTATAATGGAACTGTAACTTCTTTTAATTCTATTATTAGAGTAAGTGATAATGGAAGTGGTAGTGCTGGGTATTTACAACCATCAGCAGGAACTGGATTTAGTAGCACACTAAGATCTTTGACAGGATTTCATTATATTGCTTTAACTTATGATAAAGCAACAGGAGTAGCTTCACTTTCTTTAGATGGGGTTGAGAAAGGTACAGCAATTGGAGCAGCAGGAGCAGATATAGTTTACAACGCTGCAGATAAAAAATTAATGTTTGGTGCAGACGCTTTAACAGACACTTCAGGTCATAACTTTTTTGAAGGAAACATTGATGAAGGGTCTGTATGGAATAAGGCTTTGACTTCAGCAGAACTTTTAGAGGTTTACAACTCAGGAGTTCCTATTGACCTTTTAACTGATACAGGAAATTATGTGAGTAGTAGTAATTTACAAGGATGGTGGAGAAATGGAGATACAGCAGGTGCTTCAGTATATCCAACTATTACAGATGATAGTACAAATAGTAATAATGGTACTATGACTAATATGGATTCAGGTGATATAGTAACAGACGTACCTTAAAAATAATTAATATGATTTACGTAATATATAATATGAAAGGCATCTCAGACGTTAATTTCTCTGAAGTAATGCAAACAAGCGAAGCTACTTTAAGGCTTTCAATAGATGGAAAGAAAACTGTATTAAAATTTGTAGGTACAACTCCTTCTTTTTTAGTAGGCTTAACACAGTATAATCACTCAGAGATTTTGGCAATAATGCATACAACTGAGTGGACACCTAAAGAACAATAATATGAATAATTTACTTTCAATAAACTTAGGCAGTTCAACAGCTCCAAAAATCCAAGAGGTTAGGGGTAGGGACTACATAGAATACTCTGATGAAGATGGACTATGGAAAAATACATATCCTAATTTCTTAATTGACCTTTACTATAATTCCTCTACACACGCTGCTATTATTAATTCCACAAGCGAGATGATTGCAGGAGAGGACTTAGTAGTAGTTGAAGAAGAAGGAATGGATTTAGTCGAAATAGCTAAACTAAAAGCGTTTTTAAAGAAGGCAAATAGTAATGAAAGTTGGCATCAAGTAATTAAGAAAGTAGCATTTGACTTTAAACTTCAAGGAGCTTACGCTTTACATATTATATGGAATAGAGAAAGAACGGCTATAGTAGAAGCTTATCACGTTCCGTGCGAACGCGTTAGAGCAGGCAGACCGAACGAACTAGGCAAAGTGGACACTTACTATATAAGTGCAGATTGGAGTAACGTACGTTCAAATAAGCCCTATCCTGTTGCAGCATTCAATACTAACGATAGAACAGCAGGAAGTCAATTAATATATACAGGTTCTTATAGTCCTAATATGGATATATATTATACTCCTGATTACTTAGCAGGAAATAATTGGGCTTTGATTGATGCAAAGATTTCTGAGTATCATTTGAATAATATCAATAATGGATTCTCAGGAAGTTATATGTTCTCGTTTAATAATGGAATACCTTTAGAAGAAGAAAGAAATCAGATAGAAAGAGATATAACAGGTAAGCTAACTTCAGCAGCTAATGCGGGGAAATTTTTGATGTCATTTTCAGACGATAAGACTAGAGCTCCTGAAATACATTCTCTTAATGCGGCTGACCTTTCTGAACAATACATAAATCTGCAAACACTAATCGTTCAAAATATAGTTTCTGCACACAGAGTAACATCAAAAACATTACTTGGAATAGATACGGAAAACGGATTTTCAAGCTCGGCTGATGAACTTTTGAACGCATCAAATTTCTATCTCAACCAAGTTATTAGAGGATTCCAGCAAAACATCTTAGGAACACTAGGTAAAATCTTTGCGGTCAATCAAATGGACTTACCTATTAGCTTTGTTCAGTTGAAACCGATTACTATTCAATTTGATTCTGAAACGATTAGAGATGTGATGACACAGGATGAAATTAGAGAATCTTTAGGGTTACCACCTTTAGACGGGCAAGATGTAGCAGAAGATTTTACTACTCAACTATCAGAAGAAAAAACTGAACTAGATTCTTTCATTGAAGAATTTGGAGAAGATATGTCAGAAGAATGGGAACTAGTAGAAGAAGAAGTAGTAGACGGAGAACACCAAGACTTTGACTATGAAGAAGTACTAAACGAAATAGCAGGAGAAAAGATAGAACTAGCATCAACAGGTAGGGCTATTCCTAGTCGTAAGTCAGAGCAAGACGGACTATCTAAAAAGTCTTTTGATTACTTTAGAGTTCGTTATGTATATTCGCAAGATAACTTCTTAACTAGTAAGACAGGAGAGAAAAGAGAATTTTGTCGTAAGATGACTGCAGCTAAAAAACTCTATAGAAAGGAAGATATTATTAATATGGGTTCTAAAGCTGTTAATCCAGGTTGGGGACCTAACGGAGCTAATACGTATTCTCAATGGCTTTTTAAAGGCGGCGGAAACTGCCATCATTACTGGAGTCGTAGAATATTTAAAACAGTAATAGGTGAATCTAGGACTACTAAGATAGAAGATGCTGATATGATAGGTTACACTAAAGCTAAGTCTGAAGGATTTACAGCTAAGAAGAATGATAAGCTAGTAGCAACACCACCAAAGAAAATGAAAAATAACGGATTTTTACCTAAATAATTATGAGCTACGTACTATTTATATCAGAAGCTAAACTAAAAGACTCTACAGCAATCAACCTAAATGTAGATGTAGAAATATTACTCCCATATACACGCCAAGCGCAAAAGGTGTATTGCGAAACTAAATTAGGCACAGATTTAACCCAAAAATTGAAAGACTTAATAATAGCAGGAACAATTGGTGATATTGCTAATGCAGCTTACAAGACTTTACTAGATGATTTTATTGGGGATATGCTTCCCAACTGGGGTCTTTATTTATTGGTACCGTTTTTACGTTTCAAGGTTGAGAATGGAAACATATATTCCAAGACTTCAGAAACGGGTAATGCTCTTAGTACAGAAGAAGCTCAACACTTTAGAGAAGAAATCAGGAACACAGCAGAATACTACACAGAGAGAATGATTTCGTATATCTGTAACAACTCAAGCCTTTTCCCTGAATACTCAACGAACTCAGGTAGTGACGTACAACCGAGTCATTCAGCATACTTTAATGGATTACATATATAATGAAAGTAAAGAAACACTACAAGCCTAAACAAATTAATATAACTAAATTAAAATCCTACTTGGATACAAAACCTAAAAAAAATGAAAGAAGTACAAGACACCTTACAAGTAGGGATAGCAAATAGTTTCGCAATAGTTTTTAGTTTAGCTCAGATTAATCAAATACTTACATTAGTAAGTTTGACTCTAGCTATATCATACACAATATATAAATTTGTAAAATTTGAAGATAACCAAGACAGATAACATACAGCTCGTATTAGTTAGAGATACATTCTCAGAGCATAGTACATTAGGAGAATTGAGTTTGAACGGAGTAAGGATTTGCGACACTCTTGAGAACCCCTGGCTAGACAATATAAGAAACATAAGCTGCATTCCTGAAGGAGAATATGATGTTCGTATAAGACTACCTAGAGAATCAGCTACAAGGGATTATATGCATTTGCTCGTAAAAGGCGTTCCTGACCGAACTTATATCTTAATGCATATAGGTAACAGACCAAGTGATACAAGTGGTTGTATTCTAGTAGGATTATCTAGTTCACAAGACTTTGTTAATAACTCTAAGCTTGCAATGGACTTACTTATGAAAGAAATCATTAATTTAGGCGGCGAAAACATTAAACTAATAATTAAAAAAAAAGTATTATGAGAAAATGGCTAATTTATCAGACACTAAGAAAGATGATGTCAAGTAGAAAGTTCCTTTACACAGTAGTAGGTATAATCGTACAACTGTTAAGTGATAATTGGGGAGTAGATCCTGAAGTATCACAATCAATTCTTTATTCTTTAATCGCACTTGTTTTAGGACAGGGTATTGCTGATTCACGTAAAGCATAGTTAATTACTATGTCTGAGAATGGAAAAAGACTAAGACTTTCCCCTGAAGAAGTTGAGCTAATCAATGAAAGCAGGGGGAAGGACTTATCAAACATTAACGGAAATACGGCTTTAGATATACACTTGCAGGATAGAGGTATTGAAAAGAAAGATATTGTAAGCGTTAAGCATTGGCAGAATATGGGAGGGGATTTACGATTTTCCATAGTTACTAAAGAACAATACGGTACTGACCAAAACGATTTACTAGAAGATGTTAAGAATCTAATAGATAATCACGCACCTACTTATCCAAAAATCAAAAGAGTAAAGGGAGATAATTTACTTATCATAAACCCTGCTGATATTCATATTGGTAAACTAGCTGTTGCTTCAGAAACAGGTGAAGACTATAATACAGAAATAGCTTGCGAAAGAGTCTTAGAAGGAGTTAAAGGGCTAATAAGTAAGTCGCAAGGGTTTAATATTGATAGAGTCTTATTCTGTATTGGAAACGATATACTTCATACTGATAATGTAATGTCAAGTACTACAAGAGGTACATACCAGGACACTGATGGTAAGTGGTGGCAGCATTACGAAATAGCTTTAAAGCTTTACGTTAAGTGTGTTGAAATACTTAGACAAGTTGCACCTGTAGACGTTGTTCATTCAATGAGTAATCACGACTTCCAAAGTGGATTCCATTTAGCACACGCTTTACAGTCTTGGTTCAGAAAAGCTGATGACGTTACCTTTGATATATCTGTAGCTAATCGTAAATACTATAAGTATGGAACTAACTTAATAGGACTTGAACACGGTGATGGAGCTAAGATGGATTTACTTCCTATGCTTATGGCTAATGAGAAACCAAAAGAATGGTCAGAAACATCTCATAGGTATTGGTACTTACATCACGTACATCACAAAGTAAAATACAAATGGCTAGACGGAAAAGACTTCATAGGTTGTACAGTTGAATATATGCGCAGTCCTTCAGCAGCCGATAGTTGGCACGCAGGGAAAGGTTATCTTTCAGCTCCTGCTGTAGAAGGGTTCATTCACTCCAAAGACTCAGGACAGATAGCAAGGCTAGTACACTATTTTTAGCATACCCTTTACGATTTAAGACACTTTAACCACAGTTTGATACTAATACACTAGACAGGACTTAGAAACTCTTATCTAGTGTTTTAGTATATGCCCTTTTAATTGTTAATAACTTTGTAAATAAATTTGTTAATAATTGTGTGAGTAACTTTAAAGCTGTATATTTGCACTATTATTAATCAATATAATTAAAATGAAGAACTTTAAAATTACAAATCTAAAAAGCAAAGTAGTTTACTTAATGAACGAAAAGGAAAAAGAACAATTCTTTATAATTAACTCATTAGGAAATTACAAGTGGGAATATTTAACAACTGAAAGAGAAAACAAGATTAAATTTTACGATAATATACTTTTCACACTTGGTTCTTTTATTATCTTTTACATTCTACTTTTCGCAATGTGTTATACTTTTTCTTTCATTGACTCTTTAATATTTTAATATGAATAAAGAAAACCTAAAAATATTTACCGACCTAGAAAAGGTAACAGACGAACTGATTGAAGCAAAGAACCAATACATTAAACTCCTAGAAGATAGGATAAAATTAAAGGACGAATACATCAGAACACTAGAAAATAATGAATTAAAAAAAAGATATTAAGATGACTACACTAGACGCAGAATACTTAGAATACAATACATTGGATTTAATTTGTCAAGACTTCTTTTATAAGGAAGATAGCTATTCAAATGTTTGTAAATTTAATAAAACTTTATTTGTAATGGATAACGATTTAGTAGGAACTGAAAGGTCGATAAGGATATACGGAACGCAGCATCAACTAGACTTAGCTTCTATTGAGTATAGAAAGAAGAACGGACTTATGCTTGATGAGGTTTATAACTACAAGGTAGAACCGAAAGGATCTTATTGGAATGACATATTAAATATAACAGAAGAACAAAACCAAGCTGTAATAGATAAGTTAGAAATTTACAATAAGCTTTATAACCAAAAAGGTAGAAAGGCATTAATTTTAAGAACAAGATAATGAGAACAGGAATGAATTTAGAAGATTTAAAACAAGAGATGCCTTTCAAATGGAGGGTACAATCAGCAAATCAATGGGGTGCTTCTTGTGTTGCTTATATAGACGCTAGGGATTGCCAAGACTTATTAGATAAAGTTTGTGGTGCTGAGAATTGGCAGACTATCTATTATGAAAGTGCAGGATTATTATTCTGTAAAGTAGGTATAAAAATTGAAGAAGATGAATGGGTGTGGAAGTCAGATACAGGTTCTGAATCTAATGTAGAGAAAGACAAAGGACACGTTTCAGACGCATTTAAGAGAGCTTGTGTTAATTGGGGGGTAGGTAGATTCCTTTATAGTAAAGATATTGTAAAGTTGCCTGTTAAGGAAAAAAACAATAGATTTGCACCCTACTCACAAAAGTCAGGAAAGTTTATCTATGGAGATGACATAACAAAATGGTGTAATTCACTAAGTAAATAATTTAATTAATAAAGACCTGCAAAAACAGGCACAATCAAAATGGAAGTATCAGGAAAAGTAGTAAAGAAGTTAGCAGTAGAATCAGGAATGTCAAAAGCTGACAAAGAATGGAAAAAACAAGTTATTGTAATTGATACAGGAACTGAGTATAATCCTGAAATTGCAGTACAAGCATTCGGTGAAGGAAATATAACTCAAATGGATAAACTAGAAGTAGGTGATCAAGTTAAAATCTTATGTAATGTTTCTTCAAGAGAGTACAATGGGAGATACTTTCATAACATTGATGGATATCATTTTACTAAAAATACTAAAGACGTTGTAGCAGGAGAGAATCTTTTAGAAAACTCAGATAATATGATGAACGGTGATACTGATTTACCTTTCTAAGATGACTGATAGACAAAACTTTAAGAATTTATGCAACCTTACTACAGAGTTAGTAGGGTTGCCTAAAGGCTCTCTAACGTGCAGGTCAAGGGAGCATAAGTATCAAGTACCTAGAGCAATAATAAGTGTAATAGCTAGACAAGAAGAAAACATACATAGAGATGTAATAGGTAAAGGTATTGGTAGAGATAGAACTTGTATTAATCACTATGAGAAATTTCACGATTCAAACTATAAATCTTATGAAAGATACAGAAAAGCTTATATAGATATTTACATAGCTTACTGTAATCAAAAGAAACAGAAGAAACAGTTTAGAACACAGGTAGGGTTTCAGAAATTTCTTAACAAACATAACATCAAGTCAAGTGAAACTTATCATACTGAACTAGCTTTAAGGTCTGGAAAATTTTATGTAATTTTACAATTAAGTCACCAAGACTTCTATAATGTTATTGAAATTATTAAATTTGCACTCAAAGAACATCATTACGAATACAAAGTTATATAAATGAAAGAGCAACCAAATTACTACGCAATACTATCAGCAGAGGTTAGATATGATAATCGGCTGAAAGCTAATGTAAAGCTCTTATTTGCAGAAATAACGGCACTCTGTAATATGAATGCTGAATGCTATGCTAGTAATAAATACTTTGCTGATTTGTACGGAAAAAGTAAAACTTCTATATCAGTTTGGGTTAGTGAGTTAGTTAAATATGGCTATATAAAAGTACACTATACTTACAAAGTAGGTACTAAAGAAATCTTAAATAGGTATATAAGAATACTTAAAGGGGGTATACAAGAAAACTTAAACACCCCCTATA